CCGTGGTCTTTCCTCCCCAGGGAGCCCAACTCGATTGGAGGACCTTCTGGGATTGTTTCATCCCCTCTGAAAGCATGGAAGATCGGATCCGAAAAGATCATGTGCCTTATGATCAGTGGGCTAAGGCTGGCCAGATTACGGTTACGGAGGGGAACGTCGTCGATTATACGAAAGTGAGAGACCGGATCCTGGAGCTCTCCAAGTTTCACAAAGTTAAAGAGATCTGCGCGGATCGGGCATTTGCGACGATGCTGATCCAGGAGCTGGAGGCTGCAGGCCTGGCCTGTGTGGACGTTCCTCAGACATTTATGAGCATGAGCTCGCCGCTCAATGAGACTGAGCGCCTGCTGAGAGCTGGCCAGATGAGTCATGAGGGATCTGCGGTCGCCCGATGGTGTTTCGGGAATGCCTCGATTGCCAAAAATGGCAACGAGCAGATCAAGCTGGTTAAAGAGCACAAGGGGAAGTCTGTGATCCGGTCCAGACGGATCGATCTAATCAGTGCCTGGGCCGATGCAATGGCTCGAGCTATGAGCTATAAGGGATCAGTCAATTATTCGGACGCGATCCTGGATCCGAATTGGGGGATGTGAAATGTCTAGTTTCATGCTCGATATCGGCTGCGGAAATCATAAGGATCAAGGCTGGGTTGGGATCGATATTCAACGTCTGCCAGGTGTGGATCTGGTCCACGATCTGAATGTCTATCCCTGGCCATTGGCATCTGGATCGGTGATCGAGGCAAAGGCCTGGCATATCGTCGAGCATATTCCTCCGGTGTGCGTGACTGAGCTGGGAACCAGGCGACCTTTTCTCGAATTTATGGATGAGATCTGGAGGGTCCTGGAGCCTGGAGCCAGGCTGGATATAGAGACGCCTTATGGATATTCCGATGGTTTCATACACGATCCAACCCATGTTAATCCGATCGATGAGATCACTTTCGAGCATTTCGATCCGGACTATCCCAGATATAGGACCTATAGGCCGAAACCCTGGAAGATCATTAACCTGAGCTGGACCAGGGACGGAAATGTTAATATCGTCATGAGAAAAAGGCCTGCATGAATACAATGAACATCGCTCATAAAGAACAATCGCGATGCTGCGAGCGAAAACCGCTCTTGATGTCGGATCTCCAGAGCAAGTGGGAGGGGAAAGGGATCCCAGCTGCAGTCCTGGGAGCTGGTCCCAGTTTGCCACGGGATCTGGCCAGGCTGCCTGATACCTGTGTCAATATCTCAGTCAATTATCACGCTTTAAAAATCGTCCGTTGTACTTTTATGGTTTATAACGATCAGCCGGAGAATGATCCAGAGATGCTGGAGGCGATCCGTGATCAATCGGTGATCAAGGTCAGTCCTGAGCCGTCCTCTGATATTCTTTTCGATGTGCCAGTCTGGACCGGTTTCTATTCATCGAATACAGCGGCCTGGTTTGCACTCTGGATCGGATTTGATCCAGTGATCCTATGTGGGATGGATCTCTACCAGGGAGATCGAGTTTATTTTCATCCGACGGATCGTGATGCTCCATGTTTCCACTATCCACTGGACCATCATATCAGGCCCTGGGTGGAGGATGGTCAAAATTTGCTGCCTCACCCTGAGCGTTTGCGTGTAATGTCAGGACCTCTGGTCCCTATATTTGGCCAGTATCAGGCGATATTATGAGAAATTTTCTTCGAAATTACCTCGACGATATTCTGCTCCTGGCTGGGTGCGGATCCATTTTGTATGGTCTTTCCATGTGGAATCCGGTGATCACCTGGATCGTGGCTGGGATAATGCTGATCGGCCTGGGTGTGATGATCGGGAAAGTGAGGATCTAAAATGATATTTAAAAAACTTTTGAGCTCAGATCCTAAGATCCAGGAAGATCCGGAGGGTCCACGGCCTGATTATGAGCCAAGCTGGGGATATAGGACCTTATCTGGAGAGCGGATCTCCGTCGAGGCCTCCAAATCGATCGCGACGGTTTATGCTGCAAAAAATATCATCTCGAATGACGTCGCAAAAATGCCACTGCAGCAGCTCAGGCAATCCGGCCGAAATACGGTCCAGGTCGAGCCGAATGGTCAGACCCGAAATATGGCCTATTTGCTGCAGGTCAGTCCGAATATGTGGGGATGGACGCCTTTTATCTTTAAAAAGATGGTGATCGAATGGCAGCTCTTTTATGGGAATGCTTATATCTGGGCTCCGGCCGTTGGTCCCAGGCAGCTGCTGATCCTGCCGGCTGATCGGACCATGCCGGTCCTGGACCTGGATGGAGGGGTCTGGTATAGGACCATTTTCGCCAATAATATAGCTGTTTATCTCCCAGGGGTAGAGGTCCTTCACCTCATGATCAATCCAGATATAAGCGGTTTTCTGGGCCGGAGTGTGCTGACCTATGCTCGAGAGACATTCGGCCGGCAGATTGCAGCTCGAAAGACCCAGGCGAAATTTTTCTCAAATGGTTTTATGCCTGCAGCCTATGTCCAGATCCCAGGTGAGCTCAGTGCGGAGGCCAGGAAAAAAGTCCGTCTGGCCTATGAGGAGCAAATGAGCGGAGCTGAGAATGCTTATCGCCTGGCAGTGTTCGATCAGCTGATCACGAAATTCGAGCCGATTAATATCCAGCTCAAGGATGCTCAATTCCTGGAAAGTATCGACGCGAATGATCGAGATATATGTAACTTCTTCGGCCTGCCAGAATTTAAATTAAACCGTGGGAAACAGGCCTACAGCTCGAATGAGCAAAATAATCTGGACTATTTGGAGGGGACCCTGAATGCTTATCTGATAGCGTGGGAAGAGGGAGCCAGGATCTTCTGGCTGCCGGTTGCTGAGCATGGAAACTCTTATTTCAAGTTTGTGAGGGATTCATTATTACAAATGGATAATAAGACCAGGGGAGAGGCTATGGCCACGAGGATCCAGAATGGGATCATGACCCCGAATGAGGCCAGGGAAAAAGAGGATCTAAGCGCTTATCCTGAGGGTGATCAGTATTATATGGCAGGAAATATCCTGCCGATCGGAGATCGAGATGCCGGCATTCCGACGCCTGGCGCTGAATAAAAAAAAGAGGATAAAAATGATATGAGAAATAAAATTGATGGTCCGTGGAGAGTTTTCGAGGGGAATGCTAAATATCAAGAGCCTTTCTGGACCTGGCAGAATGTTTTGGAGGGGGAAGATCCGGAAATGGAGCTCGATGGATACATATCTGAGTGGTCCTGGTTTGAGGATGATATCACTCCGAAAAAGTTTAAAGAGGATCTGATCTCACATGGCCAGGGTGGTCCGATCACGATCCGTCTCAATTCCTATGGAGGGGATGTGATCGCGGCCAGCATGATCAGCTCCATCATGCGTGATTACCCTGGAAAGATCACGGTCGTGATCGATGGGATCGCGGCCTCAGCTGCCACGGTGGTTGCTGTGGCTGCGAAAGAGATCAAGATCCAGGATACTGCTTATTTTATGGTCCATGATCCATCGGTCGTATTTTTTATGGCCTCTCTGAATATCGAGGCACTGACCAGGTTGGCCGATTCCCTGGGAGCCATTAAAGAGGGGATCATTAATGCCTATGAAACCAGGACAGGCCTGAGCCGGCCCAGGCTCTCTAAACTCATGACAGATGAGACCTGGATGGATGCTCACAGAGCCCTGGATCTGGGATTCGTCGATGAGATCCTAAAAAATCCTTATTCCGAATTATTCAGACTGCCGATCGATAATGCTGCAGTCGTGAACGGCCTGCGGAATTATTCGAATGTCCCTGCAGCTGTATTGCAGGCCTTAACTCATGGTGATCAGCCGGCGACAATGGCCTCCAGCGGGTCAATGCTGACGGATGAGCAACAACGCGAGGCACAGATCCTTAGCGATCAAGTCAAAATCATATTGAAAGAGGAGAAAAACAATGATCGATCTTAAACCCTATCTCGATGCTGTGAATTCAGCTGCCGATCAGGTCCAGAGTATAGCAAGTGAAATCGATGTTCTATTCACTGAGGGAACCGACGAAAGCAAACTCAAGGCGCTCGAGCTGCAGCCCTCGCTGGGAGAGGCTCAGGCTGAGCATGAGAGGCAGCTGGCTCTCTATGAAAGCATGCAAAAGGCTAACCGGCCGAATGATATCGCGAAAAACTTTGTACCGGTATCCACGGCCCAGCCCGACGAAACCGACGGCACTCAGCCGACGGTGATCAAGCGTCCGGAATATAACGCGATGGATCTGGTCAAGAGGGCTCGATTCATTAAGTCCGGCGGTACAGTCGAGGATTAATTTCCTCGAAAAATAAACTCATATTCTATTTTATGGAGGTTTTGAAATGGCTAACACTTTAACTGGATTAATTCCAACAATTTATAAAGGCCTGGACGTCGTTGTAAGGGAGTTGACCGGTTTTATTCCGGCCGTGACCTGGGACGCGTCTGGCGAGATGGTTGCCAAGGATCAGACCATATCCTGGCCAGTGGTTCCATCTGTCGGCTCAGCCGATATCGCTCCAGCTGCGACTGGACCCACTCCGACCATGCAAACGATCGGCCCCGGGACCATGACGATCAGCAAGTCAAAGTCTGTCGTATTTGGCTGGAATGGTGAGGAGCAAAAGGCCCTGGGTGGCATGGCTCAAAAGATCCTGATCGATCAATTCGCTCAGGGAATGAGGACCCTGGTTAATGAGGTCGAGGCTGACCTGGCTGCTTTATATATTTACGCCTCCAGGGCCTATGGTACGGCTGGAGCTGTGGCGTTCGATAGCACGAATAAGATCAGCTATCTGGCCCAGGTGCTCAAGATCCTGCAGGATAATGGGGCTCCGACCGGTGATCTGCAGCTGGTACTGAATACCTCAGCTGGAGCTGGCCTGCGGAGCCTAGTCGAGCTATACCAGGCCTATTCTGCCGGAGGCGACGATCTGCTCCGTCGGGGTGTGCTGCTCGATCTTTATGGTTTCGCGATCCGTGAAAGCGCTCAGGTTAAGACTCATGCTGCGACTGCGACTGGATACCTGGTGGATCTCACTGCCGGTTATGTCAAAGGATCGACGACAGTCCATGTAGACACTGGGACGAATAATATCGCGGCCGGTGATCTCATGACGAACACCAAGACCGCTCGAGACACGAATAAATATATCGTGGCGACTGGCGCTGCAGGTGCTGGCGACCAGGATATCGTCCTGGCGAAACCTGGGATCCAGGTGGCCTGGGTCAATAATGATCCATTGACACTCTCCGGCTATGCTGCGAATCTGGCATTCTCAAAGTCAGCCATCGCTCTCATGACCAGGGTCCCAGCCATGCCTGATGGTGGCGACGCGGCAGACGATGTGACGGTGATCACGGATCCAGTGAGTGGTCTCAGTTTCCAGGTGGCTATGTACCGCCAGTATCGCCAGGTGGCGTTTGAGGTGGGACTGGCCTGGGGCGTTAAGGCCGTCAAGACAGAGGCGATCGCGACCCTGCTCGGGTAATTCCTGGACGGGTGTGGTCGGTTAATAGGGGAGCGATCTCAGCTCCCCTCTGGGTGTTATATATGGAGGCCGATGGATATTCGGTCCATTTTGTATGGATACCAAGAAGAACACTTGATGTTTAATAGGAGATAAATAATGGCTACTTCAAGTTTCTACAAATTTAATCAGTTTGTGCAAGACATCGGTAATATTTTACATAACTTACCAACAGGGCAAGATCAGATTTATATCTTGCTCACAAACACAGTCCCTAATGCAGCGGATACGATAGTTGACACATCAGTTACTCCGTGTGTTGTGAAAAGTACGAGCAACGCATCTGAGATCGCAGCAGGTAACGGATACACGAAGTTGGGTGTTTTGTTGACAGGACAGCAATATATCCAAACGTCAGGAGTTGCAAAGTTTTACTCTGCCGTAGCACTATGGACTTGTGTAACGGCGGCGATGGCACAGTTTCGGTATGCGGTTGTTTACAACAATAGCAAAGGTG